GGCGATGCGAAACAAGACGTGGCCCTTAATCAGCCTAAAGCGTTGCCGTTGATTGATGGTGATGGGTATCTTTATCTGCCGAGAATAAGTGGTAATCAAGCTGAAGTAAACAGCGTGGTTCTTCCTCAAACCAGTGATTTTGATTTACGTGTGGAGTTTGTTATAACGGAAGCTCCACCAGCAGGAACAAGGTTTGAATTTTTTAGCCAATATAATGTAAGTGGAGATGGAAGGTTAATATTTAGTATTACAGATGATTTAAGATTAAGATTGTTTTGGCATCCCCACACGCACGTCACTGATGCAAATGTTGTAACTATCGGCCAACGTCATGTCGCCAGAATAACGCGTATCTCTGGACAGAATACAATCTACATTGATGACACACAACTACTCACCTTCGGATACTCAGGAAACATACTGCAAACAAATACAGTAATCGGCCTTGGAAACACTGACGACCGGAGGTTCAAAGGAGCAATCTTCAGCGTCACCGAAGGCTCTAACACTAACATCGACTTCACGTCCACCAACGTCCGCCACGGTGACACCAAGTTAAAATGCGCGACTGGTCAGGTCGTAACAATCAACCAAGCCGGCAACGACCCAGCCACGGTTATCAAGAAGAGTGTCTTGCGGTTCGATGGGACTAACGATGGTCTTCACGGACTGTTTGCTAACAACATCGACGGCGGTTACATGTTCGCGGCGTTTAGTGTGCTTGGTGATGGTGGTGAAGCCTTTGGAAGGGTCTTCAGTATTGCAGATAATGTTGGGACGGATGCCTTTGGTGGCGGTTTTATCTTTAGCATTAGAGATAATTTGACTGACAATGTTGGGAGTTATTTTAACTCGTTTTTCAACACACATAACGATTTGTTTGATGATTCTAATGGAGACATTTTACACGAAGTTAAAAGCCTAAGTGGTCAACATCATTCAAAAATAAATAATGCTAATGCGATAAATGATTCAAGAGACACTTCAACTGTAAACAGCGATAGGTTTAATATATGTGCGTGGTCAAACTCAATTAACAACAACACAGCCATCGACCTAGAGTTCCTTGCGCTCTTCCCTGCGTCCATCACCGACGCCCAAGCTGACTCAGTTCGTAATTATATTAATAATAGGAACAACGTCTTTAGTCTCATTGACTCACAAGGCTACTACTTCTACGACGCACAGAAAGCCCCTGCTGTTCCGATAACAACAGGCTCATCCTCGTGGAACGGACGTATCGTTGGCAGTGACAATGGGGACACCGACAAGCTAGCCACACAAGGCACTTCTGATGACCAACCAGTCGGGGACGGATATGTTGTTACCTTCGCAGACAACACTGACCACCTAGAGATAACAAACCCTAACCAAGCTGGCTGGCAGGTCGTCGGGACTTCAATCGGAACCTTTGCGTATAAGGTGAACAATACTGCGGTCACTGAGTTAAACCTTTTGGGGAACCTTGGCAACGCATCGTATCGCAGAGCTGGTGATTTGTATGGTATTATATTATTACCAGAGAGCGCAACAGGACGTGAGATTAACGAAGCGAAGAAGCTGTTGACGGACCGAGGCGCGAGCGTGAGTGCTACGGCAAGTATTTTGGAAGCTTGGTGGCTAAGGAGCGACATCGTTCAGTTCGACGGTGATATGTCAGGTGTGACTAACGCTCATCGCGCATGGAGATTCTGCTCTTCGCTTACGAGTTTTAGCACTGCCCTACCCTTAGCGACTAACGTGAGTAACGCATGGCAAGGCTGTTCTTCACTTACAAGTTTTAGTTCTGAGCTTCCTTCAGCGACTACGGTGGCATCCGCATGGCGTTCCTGCTCATCACTCACCGACTTCAGGACAACAGACATCAAAAACAGCACCAACTTCATATCTTCATGGCACAACTGCTCGGCCCTAACGTCATTTCCGGCGGGCGCAAAGCTCGGCACGGAGGCGGTGAGTAATGTGAACTTTAGTGCTGCGTGGATGAATAGTGGACTGATGAGTTTTCCTCCTTTGGACCTTAGTAATGGAACCAACTTTAGTAACGCATTTAGAGGCACAGCGATAACTCAATTTCCATCAGACGCTCTTTTAGGAACAGATAAGACTGATGTTAATTTTAATAGTGCATTCAGAAGTTCTGATATTATTTCGTTTAGCACTCCGTTGCCGACTGGAAATACCTTTGCGGATTTGTTTAAATATTGTGGTGACCTTACAGACGTTTCCGTCGATGTCTTTACTAACTGGAATCCATCAACAATAGCAAACGCGTGTTTTAATGACGCATGGACCAACTGCGCGTCACTCACCGCTCAGAGCGTAGAGAACATACTAACATCCATCGACGCATCAGGCAAATACGGAACAGCAACAGGAGCTGCTGGTGGTGGTTCAATAGACAGCGGAATCGACATCGACTACAACGTAGCCACTGGCTCACTCAGTGCCGCGACGAACGCCGCAGTGGATTCACTCAAGGCCAAAGGCTGGGTAATAGTTGTTAATGGCGTAACACTTTAAAACAATGACAGACGAAACTCATCGATTCTTCCGGTTCTCCAACGAGCAATCCTACGAGACACTTACGACCGCTGGTAACGAAGCCCGAGGATTACCAGACGGCAACGGAACTGAACGGTGGCTTGCACTGTGGGATAAGACCTTTCTCGACCCTGAGACCAACAGCGACCGCTTATACTGTGTGAAAAAGTCAGGGGTGTTACCTAGTGACGACTTTGACCTAGACGGCATTGAGGAAATCAACCTTGAGACCTACCTCCAACGCTTGAGCTGGGAGCCACCGGTCGAAGAAGACCTAGAGATGGCGGATGAGTTAGAACTACTAGAACTACCTGACTAATGGACGAACAACAAGAACCACTTACAGACATTGAGCAATCCCGAGCTGACACTGGCTTCAGATACTATGTCGTCCAACCCGACGAACTCTACACGGGACTTGTTGCAGCCGTAGACTCAGACAGGGGCTATCCTAACAAGCAACGAACAACGCTCACTGGGTTACCACCTGTTGAAAGCTTGGCTGAAGCCACCGACGGCTCTGGACGACTCATAGCCATCGACTGCTGGCGCTTTACATCCAACGACGACGCTATGTTAGAGGGGACCGAGGGTGTCCAAGAGCTTACCCAACTAGAATTTTTATCAATCAAACCTCAACCCGAGGAACTACTTTAACAACAATAACACATGCACGCAGCCGAGACAGCACAGCAACTCTATACCACCCTAGAAGGCGCACGGTATTCCTACCTTGACCGAGGACGGGCCTGTTCAAAGCTGACGCTTCCTTATGTTATGCCTGAGGAGGGCTTCGGTCCCCACAGTCGCCTAGAGACACCTTTCAGTGGCGTCGGTTCCCGTGGTGTTAACAATCTTGCCTCTAAGCTGCTCCTTGCGTTGTTGCCACCTAACTCACCTTTCTTTAGATTCCAAGCCAACGAAAAGAAGCTTGCCGAGGACGAGACTCCACCTGAGTTAATGAGTGAGATCGAAGCATCTCTCCAAGCCCTTGAGGAGCTAGTGATGGATGAGGTTACCCGAGGTGCATACCGGGTTGCTCTTCACGAAGCCCTTAAGCATCTCATCATCACCGGTAACGCTTTGTTATATCTACCGGATGAAGGAGGACTCCGAGTGTTTCACCTCGACCGCTTTGTTGTTCAGCGTGACCCTATGGGTAATTTGTTATCTGTGGCCACCAAGGAGTCTGTTGCATTCAGCACTCTTTCGGAGGAGATACGCCAACGACTTCAACAACAAGATCCGAACCTTGCCGAAAGTGACGCTAAGGTGGACTTGTTTACCTCCTGTAAAAGGAAAGCCAAACACTGGGTGATCACTCAAGATGTTAATGGTGTAGATATTCCGTATGCTGGTGGTAAGGTAACAATGGACCGCAACCCCTTCATCCCCTTAAGACTTTCTAGGATTGACGGTGAAGCTTACGGACGTGGGTTCGTTGAGGAATACCTCGGTGACATCCAAAGCCTCGAAGCGTTGACCCGTGCTATTGTCGAGGGATCGGCTGCTGCTGCTAAGGTTCTCTTTCTTGTTAACCCTAATGGCACCACAAGAGCCCGGACGTTAGCTGAAAGCCCCAACGGTGCGATTGTCCAAGGCAACGCCGCTGATGTTAACACTCTCCAGCTAGATAAGTTCAACGACTTTAGGACAGCCCAGGTTACCATGGAAGCAATCAAGGACCGCCTTGGTGCTGCCTTCTTGTTGACCTCAGGTGTAGTCCGACAGGCCGAGCGTGTGACAGCCGAGGAGATCCGTATGTTATCCCAAGAGCTTGAGGCTTCCCTAGGTGGTCTTTACTCGCTCCTTGCTGCTGAGATGCAATTACCATTGGTGAAGCGCATCATGTCAGTCATGCAAAAGAAGAAGATGTTACCTAAGCTTCCTAAGGACTTGGTGAAGCCAGTGATTGTTACCGGGGTAGAGGCCCTTGGTAGAGGTAACGATCTTTCTAAATTAGATTTATTCCTTGCCGGTGCTGCTCAGGTCGTAGGACCAGAAGCTATCGGCCAGTTTGTTAATGTTGAAGACTACTTTAAGCGTCGTGCAACTGCTCTCGGTATCAAGACCGAAGGACTCATCAAGAGCGCCGAGCAGATGCAACAAGAAGCACAGATGCAACAGATGCAAGCTATGACTGAGAAGCTAGGACCAGCCGGTATTAAAGCCTTGAATGATCAAGCATTGGCCGGTAATATGCCATCAGTCGAACCACAAGAATAAATATGGAAAGCGTTACATTTAGCGAACCCACAGAACAGGAGAATATCTCTCTTGAACAACAGGCTGAGATGCAAGAATCTGCACAACAGTCCAACGAACAACAACAGCCTGAAACGGCTGAAGCTCCTCCACAAGACCGCCCTGAGTGGTTACCGGAGAAGTTTGATAACCCGGAGGCTTTAGCAGACGCTTACAGCAACCTCGAAAAGCAGTTCCACGAGAACAAAGCCGAGCCATCCGAGACCGAAGAAGACAACGCCACGAGCGAACCAGAGGTAACCAACAGTGCTGTCACCAGCGCCTCCGAGGAATACTTTGAGACCGGTGAGCTATCCGAGGAGACCTATAAGTCCCTTGAGGCTAACGGCATCCCTAAGGAGATGGTTGATATGTATGTTAATGGCTACGAAGCCGTGGCTAGTCAACAGCAACAAACCTTGATGCAAGAGGCCGGAGGCGCGGATAACTACGAGGCTATGTCCGAGTGGGCAGCAACAGCTTTAACAGACCAAGAACAAGAGGTGTATAACAACACTGTCGAGTCAGGGGATGTTAACGCAGCAACCATGGCGATCCGTGGTCTCTATGCTCGCTTTCAGTCGGACGGTGGAACACCTGTTTCTCTTGTCCAAGGGGACACCTCGGGAACAGCCGGGGCCATGCCCTTTAGCTCCTCTAAGGAGATGACGATTGCTATGCAAGACCCGCGCTATAGTTACGATAACAAATACCGGGAGCAAGTCTCACAACGACTATCAGTCACAACCGCATTCTAATTATGTCATCTATTATTACTTACATCCTCGACAACACTCAGGAACTCATAGCAGCCCTTTCAATGGTGGTTGCTGCCTGTTCCGCTATCGCCGCTCTTACACCTACTCCTGTCGATGACGGGTGGGTCAAGAAGCTTTACAAGGTTGTCGATTTCCTTGCACTTAACATTGGTCGCGCCAAGCAAAAATAATAACCCTTAGCAC